GTTTGCTGTGCTAATCTGAGATGTTTTGAAAGATTGGTAGGGTAGGGATTGCCATGATGGTCATGGCAGGTGCGCTTGCGTTGTGTACAAGCGTTCATTGTACTGGATGGCATACAAGAGCCTCCTTCTTAACGGTAGAGGGTGATTGTTAGCCTTCGGGCGAGTCAGTTGGGTGTTTACGCACCTAACTGGCTTTTTTTATGCCCTTTGGCTTGGGTTAAATATACTGCTCAGTTGTTCAGTAAGTCAATCTCTTTTTGCAAATAAAAGACGATGACTACGAGTCGATCCCGTAGCCACCGCCATCATCATTCACCTGCCCAGAAGGGCTGGCGCATTTAACTTAATCCATTTCTGTGACGGCTGTAAAGTAGCAATCAACTCGATGAACTTAATTAATGTTTCTGAAGGCTTTTTCTTGTCGGTTTCTACACTGGTCAAGAAAGGCTGTGTCACTCCCAGCATTGCAGCAAACTCAACCTGTGTTAAACCAAGACTCGTTCGCACTTCTCGCACTCTCTTACCTGCGCCTTGCTCACTCATTCCTTACCGCCAATCAAAATGTAATCAGCGGCGTTATCGTCTAATTGCTGACGATCCTCGAAGTAGCCCATCGTTGTATTAAGACTACGATGGCGTAGGTGAGATTGCACCTGCTGTGGTTTCGCACCGCCTTCAAACGCTAGCGTAGCGCAGGTATGACGGAATGAGTGAGCGCCGATATCAATGCCAATCTTAGCGCCATATTCCTTGACGATATCTCTGATCGTATCGGGCCTACATTGCCCACCATAATTCATGCTCTTGGACAGCGACACAAACACAAAGTCAAACTGGTTTTGATATGCCTCTGAGAGCGCCTGTAACGCCTCTCTAACGGCTCCGGTCAGTTTAACGTGTTGCTCATGCCCCGACTTCGTATCACGCAGCAGGGCAACGGTATGAGCGCCCTCTGTTAAGATGTCAGCCCAACGCAAGCCAGCCGCCTCCGATCTCCGCATACCCGTATGCACCAGCAGGGTAATCAGAGCAAAATCACGCGCCGCTCGTAAGGGGTTGGGATGCGCCTTTGCCAGATCCATTATGCGCTGGACATCCTCAGTGGCGATTGCTTTGCCGTAGGTAGAACTAACCGTCTTATAGTTCTTAACCAGCGCTGGGTCGGCTGGACTACGGTCAATGATTCCCTTGGCAACACAGCGGCGTAAGAACCCACGCAAGGAAGTCAGCTTACGGTTAATCGTCGTAGGCTTCACGCCCTCTTCGGCCAGGTCGTTACGGAAGCGCTCAACTTCTTCAATGGTCAGTGATTGGACTTGGTCCACTGTAATCAGATTGGTGCCAAAGAATCCAATCAAATCACTGCGATAGGCTCTGCGCGTTGTAGGACGCATCTGCGCGTCCAGGAACGGTTCAAGCAGATCCGCAGCAGGGTGGGGTAAGTAAGCGACTTGGGTCATCAGTTCGCCTCCGCTGCAAGGGTATCACGCACTTCGTTTACTAGAAAGTCGAATGAAGTATTGAAGTGTTCCAGCGCCGCCTCGCGTTCACGATGATGTAATTCTGGATCGGTGGATTCCTGGCGTATACGCTGTAGGGCAATCAAATTGTCAAGCACCTGTTGCATTGTTAATTGATGTTTTTTCACGATTGTCTCCACTATCTAGTTTATGCACGTTTATACAGTGGCGCAATCAAAATCGTAAAGAAAATCACGCCACATCTGTCGCTATTTTAACATCGTGTATCATTTCCAATCAATAGTGACACTCGCTATGCCTCCTCACAAGAATCGTCTACCAAAACTTGTACGTCTGTGACCTCGCCATCTTGCATGATACCCGTTTCTTGTTCGTAGCAATCTATTTGTTCCTGGAGATCGTCACTGTCTTCATACTCCAATGTTACAAATGTCTCTACCCGTTGAATGATTGTTATGCCTGTGCATTTCATGCTATGCCTCCTCTTCGATGGTTACACCCCAACATTTGTGCAGGTAATTGTTATCGGCAAACTCTACAACGACAAACCGTTCTTCTTCAGCAAACAAATCGGAGTTATCCATCATAACATATTGGGGGGCATTGTCGTATGTTGGATCTGGCACAGCCCACGACCAGATTCCATGTTTGAATACGACGGTGCTGGAAGTGCTACGACAACGGTTATCTAGCGGCAGGTTGGGTAGCTTGCTGTCAAAACTGTAGTATGGGTTAAACGGCGTTAATTCATCTTCGCATAGCCCATGGTCTGAAAAATAGTGTTGTATTACCATGATTTCGTTCACTGCGCTACAGAGCGTCCTCAGATCCTCCTCTGACTTCACCTCGCTCTTAACTATTTCATTTAACTCTGTTGCTCGTTCCAGGTATTCCAGCGGCGTAGTGACGTATTCGCAGTAATCGCCTGTGCCGTTCCAGTTATCCTCTTCTGTATTCTCAATCCACAATTTGCAAACAGTCAAGACGGCATCTGCGTGATAGTCAGACAGCTGGATGTTGATGCTGTCGGCGTATCTGGCAACCGACTCTTTGTTTGCCAGATTCTGATCTCTGTATTCCTCTGCGGCCTCATCGAGAATGGCTTCTGCTACTGTTATTAATGACATGGCTATGCCTCCTCTGCTTGATCTGATTTGTTGGCTTCTCTCTCCGCTTCTTGCTCTGCAATGTGACGGTCTATATTGCGTCTTCATGGTCTGCAATGTGACGGTCTATATTGCGTTGTGCCATGCGCTGATGCCGCCTAAGTATATCAATAAACTGATCAATCTGATAAACAGTGAGCGTACAGCCGAAATAATCGTGTGGCTCTGGCTCGTAATCGCCTTCAAACTCCTCGCGTCCGTAATCTTCATGGATGCGTTCGAACGTCACATGTACATCTCCCAGAATTGTATACAGATTGGTCACATACGATCCCTCTACGAAATCGCCCGTTACCATGGTCGTCGGATATTTCCTCTTCATTTCTGTGCCTCCTTTGCCTATAGGTATGTTGACAGCATGGTGGACAGTGGGAGACGCGAATTCCATGCTTTTGCAGGGTCGATCCACTCATTGTAATCAACTGCCTCTACGCCCGATATACCTGCCACATTCTGATAGAGTTGATAGTCGCATTGGACACTAGCTGACAATGATCCATCTGTGCTATCACTAGCCGCCCTGTAAGCGTCATAAACGGCCCCAATATCTTTGCGTAGTCGCTTTACGGCCCAGCGTAAACGACGCTCCTCGATGCCGTGTTCACGCGCAACGTGGGATACTGTGCGACAATGCACCATGAGCGAATACGGGAATGCGCGAGATGGACTACGGATCGACTCGCAGCAATCGCAGTAACGAGTGGGATACCAGCGCCCTGCATCGTCGAAATCACCGGACGGATGCCATACCCTCGCTTGCAAATTGATCTGCTCGATAGCTGCACGACGCAGCTTTTTCGTCAATAAAAATTTAGCCATTTCTATGCCTCCTTTGGCGTTATAGTGTCTGTGGTTCAATGTATACACAGTAAACATAAAAGTCAAGCACAATCGAAATGGTGAGGCTAATCAAATTGATGCAGGGTAATCAAATTGACAATCAAAATGGTTGTAATCAAAACGATGCAATCAAATTGACGTAATCAAAAAGGGGTAATCAAAAAGGTGCAATCAAAAAGGCTGTAATAGTAGCGTGGGGGGCGTGTCGAGCGTAGGCTGGAAAGGGGCCGATAGGGGGCCGACAGAGGGCCGATTGGCTCAAGAGGGGGCAAGGGGTAACGTACGCCAGGACAACAACATAAAAAGAAAAATATAGTAAAATAATGCTTGCTTTCTTTGTATACACAGTATACATTATAAGGACATCATTCACTAAGCCTAAAGGAGGCAAGCAATGAGACGTTTCATAGATAAACACGCAGAAAGTTTTTTTGCAGCATTTGGCGCAATGTTGTTGGGGTATGCGATTGGAGGTCTAGTCGTTTTATATCGCTGGGCTATTGAAAACGGAGGTCTACAATAATGCTAGTCACTCCAGTTCACAACGCCTATGAATTACAGAAACTATTCTTAGATATGGGAAGAGGTAAGCAGTTCTCTTTTGAAGCATTGGAGACGCTGTTTGATTTGTTGACATGGATGTCAGAAGATTCTGGCAATGATCTTGTGATAGACGTTATCGCGCTGTGCTGTGAGTTTGCAGAATATGAAAGCGTGGAGGATTATAACGAGCAGCACAGCACAGAATTTGTCAATTGGGAATCTGTGCAAGATGAGGGAGATATTGAGAATTGGACGTTTGAAAAGGATGACAAGGTAGGAGGTATTGTTCATGGATAAGCTAATAGGATTTGACGGCGTGGAATATGAAGTAGGCGATAACGTCTTACTACATCCAGACAGAAGGCACTAGGGTTAACAATGGCGAAAGTAGATAGAGTAACAGCGCTTAAAATCGCTTATGCTGCTGGTGCTGGCGATAGTGCGAAAGTTGTTGAACTATTACAAGGCATTCCTGGCGATAGCACCCAAGTCCATACTTGGGCATACCATGCACAGAGATTGAGCGACTATATAAAAGGTGACTATGTTGGGAAAACACCTTTTGCAATATGGAACTTAGAAGGCAACAATAAATTGCCTTTCGCTAGTTTTTCAACGCTAGCTGGTGCAACTTGTCCCGCTGCAGGCTCTTGTTGGTTCGCTAGTGCAATGTCGAAAGGTGGTGACGGGTATTGTTACACGTTAAAAGGGTGGCGCTATCCAGCTACGCTATTTCGCCAAGTGCAAAATACTTTGCTTATGCAACACAATAGAGACGTGATAGCGCAAGCGACATATAAGCTCAAAAAAGACACGACATGCCGACTATATGTGGACGGTGACTTCGATAGTTTGCGTACGCTTACTTTTTGGATGTTAGTGCTACGCGAAAGGCCCGATCTAATTACGTACGGGTATTCTAAATCTTGGAACCTGTTTTTGATGTTTGACCGGATGTGGGCTGGAAAAATTGGATGGCCTAAAAACTACCTTTTAAATCTTTCCAATGGTAGCAAGCACGAACACTTAAGGCCAAAAATGGAAAGGCTGCAAGTTACAAGAGGTAATTTCCTGGCGTTGCCGATTGACAAAAAATTAGCCGGCAAGTATGGCGATGCTGAATACAGGAAAGCGCTTAGGGATGCTGCAAAAGCCCAAGGCATTGACAAGGTTTTTATTTGTCCAGGAAAGTGCGGATCTTGTACGAAGAAAGGTCACCTATGCGGCATGGAAAGCGCTAGAGGTGTTAACGTTGTTATAGGTGTGCATTAAATGGATGCACTAATTGAGATTGTCATATTATTGGTGCTGCTGATTGGTAGCATAGGAAAGAGAGAGAGATAATGACGTATTGGATAGCTGAAACAAGCGCGAACAGTTACCCAATGATGAGGGATAACTGGGAAAAAACAAAAGCAACGACAATGAAAGGGGCTAAAATAGCGGCAAGGCATATGCAAGCGTTTCAAGGTACATCGCTTTACATTGCACAGGGTGAAAATAGGGATAGTTTGCGCTTAGTCGCCTACTCTGCGGCAGATGCGCTAAACTTTGCATACAAAGCGGTGTGGTTTGATATGGTTGATGTTTTAGGTTACAAAACATTTTTTAAGAACGACGAATGGCATTTTAATAAACATAGTGATTGAGTAGAAAAAACAGTAGCAAGGAAAGGCACTCTGAGTCGATGGTTGACTTGGGGTGCTTTTTTTGTGGGCAATAGGCAAGGTAGGCAAAGATCGAGCTTGGGCAAGGGCAAACAAGGGAAGCTAGGGAAAGAAAGAGACGGAGAAAGGCAGAGAAGGCAGGGAAAGCGGCGTAAGAGGGCAATGAGACAGTGACAATGCAAAATGACAGACAAATACAAGGCGATATAATCAATTCGCGCACGTTCATAATACCCGACTATGCTTGACACTTGCAACGCCTTATGCGGTGCTTTCCTGGCGTTTGTTGGTGCTTTGTTTCTGTGCTTGGCGTGTATAACTACAAATATCGTCGGCTAATTGGGGTTGTTTTGTTGGTAGGTTAATTGGCTTTGATTAAGTCGGTGTAGCTCGATTGCTGGCCCTGGGAAGGCGAAGCGACCAAGGGTCGTCTAAAACAGAAACGAACCCGTATATACTCAGCCATACATCAGCCTTGCCTGTTTCCGGTGTTTGGTGTTTGCAGCGTAGTACTGTGTTTGCGGTGTTTGTACTGTGTGTACTGTGCTAGTACGGTGTTTAGCAGTGTTTGAAAACACCGCACATATACGTTTGAGAGCGTTTCTGGCTGACAGAGTTCGGACATAGTCCTTGGAGCCAGTTGATGCCCAAACTCGTCGCCTCATGTGTTGCCAGGATTTGAACGGCCTATACGTCCGAGCCGCGCCCCCGTCAGACACTCACTGCGGTTGCACCCGCCTTGTGAATTGAGCGACCTCTTATTTACCCCAGTGCAAGGAGCCGGAAAGGAACTATCGCTTTCGTTCAGACCTTGGCTGCGTTTCCGATTGTCCTACCTGGTTCAGCCGATGCTTCCGTTACGCCCCAGTCACACTATAGCATGTCCCAACGCAACTCTCCCAGTATAAAAACGACAGAACCGCCTGTCAAGCAAAACCGGTATTACTGTGCCTAAAATAATTTTTAGAAAAAAGTTACACATGTGAACATATGTGCATTGCGGCACAAATAAGCATGTTTATCTTGGGTGTATGGTAGTGGACTATACCCAACAAGCGTGGCCTGTAGCCCGTTGGCCTAACTTCACTCGCAAAGAGATGGAGTGCCAAGAAACAGGTGAGTGTTTGATCTGCCAAGACATGATGGACGCGCTTCAGCAGATACGCCATGAGTTGGGATCGCCGATGACGATATCGTCGGGCTACCGTAGTCCTCGCCATAGCATCGAAGCAGCCAAGGATACACCGGGTAGTCATTCGACGGGTAAGGCAATAGACGTTGCTTGTGACGGTGCATATGCCTACCAAGTCCTGTCAGCAGCCCTACGCGCTGGCTTTACAGGCATTGGCATCAAGCAGACGGGCGTTAGCCGCTTTATCCATCTGGACTACATCCGACCTGGCGATGGGTTTCATGTCTTACGGCCTGTGATTTGGAGCTATTGATGGCGAAGAAAGCGTTTTGGGAAAAGAAAAACCCACGCAAGAAGTCAAAGACGCTAACGACCAAGCAGAAGGCTGCGGCCAAAGCACGGGCTAAGAAGGCTGGCCGTCCGTATCCGAATCTGGTGGATAACGCTGCCGTAGCACGGAAAAAGAAAAAGAAGTAATGGCTTTATCTGAGCTACAAGAGCAAGCAGTGCAGCTGGTAGTGCTTGATCGCTGGAACCCCAAGATGGCAAACGATAAGATTGCCAAGACCTTGGGCGTAGATAAGTCCACGGTGTTCCGCTGGCGCAAAGACCCAGAGTTCGACAAGGCGTTACAGACCGAGCTTGAGCGTGACCGGGCAGACTTTGATGAAGTGCCATTAGCTTGGCGCAAAAATCGCGTTTTAGCGCTCGAAGAGTTGTATCAAAAGATCGACGATGCCCGTGTAGCGTTAAAGCTCAAAGTGTTGAAAGAGATACGCGAAGAGGTAGGTGATCACCGGATACAAGTAGACCACACGGTAGAGATCAAGGGAGCTAACCTACCTCCCAGGGCAGAGTCCTACGAAGAATGGCTACAGCAAAACGACCAGATGGTTGAGGCCAACTACACGGTAGATGAGGCTGCTGGATGACTTGGAAGCCGCAAGCTGGCCCACAGGAAAAAGCGATCCGAGCATCGTTTGTTGACGAGCTATTCTTTGGAGGGGCTCGCGGTGGAGGAAAATCCGAATTTTTGCTGGCTGACTACCTTGCTGACGTAGATACCTACGGTGAGCATTGGAAGGGGCTGCTGATACGCCGCACCTACCCAGAGTTAGACGAGATCATAGAGCGTTCGCGGCAAATATTCCGCGAGGTCTACCCAGATGCTGAGTACAAAGTAGGCACACACCAATGGCAGTTTAGCAACGGTGCTACGCTCAAGTTTCGGCACTTGGAAAACGAAGCAGATGCTGACCACTTTCAAGGGCAGCAATATACGTGGATTGGTTGGGACGAGCTTACGTCTTGGCCCGACATGAAAGCGTATCACAAACTTAAAGCCTGTTTGCGAACAGGTGCAGCGGAGGTTCCGACAAAGCGCATACGAGCTACTGGTAACCCAGGTGGGCCAAACCACAACAACGTCAAAAATTACTTTATTGACGCTGGTGATGAGTCAACGGTTATACAGGGCAATGACGGGATGACCCGAATGTACATACGGTCACTCGTTACTGACAACAAAATCTTGTTGGAACGCGACCCTAACTACATCCAACGACTCAAGAGCGTAGGTGACGAGCAGCTAGTAAAAGCATGGTTAGACGGCGATTGGGATTCATTTGTTGGTCAATACTTTACTAACTGGCAAGAGCAAAAGATTCTCGTCAACAGCTTTGAAATACCATCGCACTGGCCGTTGTTTGGCGCGATGGACTACGGTGAGGCAGCACCAACAAGTTTTGGCCTGTATACCGTAGACTACGATGGCAACGTGTATCGCATCAGCGAGTATTACCGCGCTAATGCTACTGCATCACAACACGCAGCCAATATCGTTGAGATGATTGAAAGTTGTCCGTTTACAGGGGGCCGTTACCCACAGGCAACGTATTGTGACCCGTCGATGTTTGTCAGACGGCGCTTGAGCGAAGTGATCAACCATTCGCCAGCGGATGTGTTTGCCGAAAACGGCATCTTTCTAACAAGAGCCAACAATGACCGAGTAACGGGTTGGCGCGTTGTTAACGATGCACTGATAAAAGAGCAGCTATATGTGTTTAACGGCTGGAACGATGCGCTTTGTCGCACGATGCCAGCCCTGCCACGTAGCACAAAAAATCCAGAGGATCTGGACACTACAGCAGAAGATCATGCAGCAGACGAGTTGCGCTACGCAATGATGCACGTTTATCGGCCACACAAACAGGCCGAGTCAATGCCCTACGAAGGCACAGGCCAAGAGGCCATTGATATGTTGGAAATGGGTTTTAGCAGACGCAATGGGCGGTATGCCGAAGCCTAACACTGCGGTTGGTGCGTTGTTTCGCACTGGCCCAACACTTGGAGCAAAGACGATGAAAGGTTTTAACGGAACCCCAACTACAACCAAGCCAAATAAAAGCGTTAAAGGCACTGCGGTAAAGCCCAAGGCGGCTGGTTCAGACGATATGAAGAAGAGCGGCAAAGGCAAAAAGTAATTGAAAGAGCGCGAGATAGAATACTGGCAAGGCGCTATTGAAAATGGCCGCAAGTATATGCGGTCACGCCATAAGACATGGCGGCGCTTGCTAAAAACGTACGAGCTTGATTTTGACGTTCCAGGATTGGACGATGACAAGATCGTGCGTATCTCGCGTATGTATCCGCTTGCCCGTCAGATCATAGCTAGCGTCTCGTTCAACTACCCGCACGTTTTCTTCAAGGTTGAGGAACCGGGACGCGAGTTTGCCTCTGAGATATTAGAGCGTGTAGCCAACGCTGCGTTGGATCAGATGGATGCCAAACGCGAGGTGCAACAGGCTATTTTTGACGCACTGTTCTGTAGCGTGGGTTGGCTCAAATTTGGGTATAACCCACCTGGCGATGATGACATCATAGCGCCCTACACGATCAACGATGAAGCGGAAAACGACTTTCCGTATGTGCATCGGGTATCGCCGTTTAACATTTACCTCGATCCTCTAACGCCTCCGCACAAAATGGGCAGCGCCCGTTATATCATTGAGAAAATGATTGTGCCGTTAGAGTTTGTGCGCGAAGACAAGCGTTTTTCCAACCGCCGTCAGATACAGCCGATGTCGGACGAGAGCGATGCAGATACGTTTCTCTACGACACCCAAGAGGCAGAATACTCTGACGAGCATGATGCGGTCACTGCGGCCAAGGTGCGCGGCAAGATGGTGTGCTTGTATGAGGTGCATGACCGTTTGCATAAAAAGCGCATTACGTTTGCCGAGGGGTTGAAAGAACCCATCGAAGAGGTAGACCATCCGATGTTAGCGATGGAGCCTGTGACGCAGCCAGATCCGTTTACAGGTCAGCCTATGATGACAGGCGAGTTTGAACCTGCTGGTGGGTATCTGGTAGACGGTGGTTTTCCGTATCACGCAATTAAGTTTGATCAAACAGAGCGCAGCTTTTATGGCGAGCCGCCGATGGCCTACGTCGAAGATACGCAAAGTCTAATTGTTGAGTCGGTATCACGCCGCGCAGACTTACTTAAACGCTTTCAGCGTATAGTACTTGCATCACGCAGGGAGCGCGAAGCCAACCAAGACATCGGCGATACGCTAGAGACAGGGCGCGATGGTGAGATCATCTGGGTAGAAGATCCTAACACATCAATGCGTGAGATGAACTTTGGCAACCCACCGCCCGATCAGCTTGGCATTGAGTCGGATGCGCGTAGCTACGAAGAGCAAAGCCTCAATGTAAGCCAACTGGCAATGGGTGGTGGCCCGAAAGTCACTGCAACACAGGCCAGCCTACAGGCATCGTTTTCTCAGATCAACCGCGAGTGGATGCAGCAATCGGTAGCTAACGCTTATCGCTCTATTGTGCGTAACACATTGCGTATGATGGCCGATGATCGCTATACGCCAGAGCAATTTTTAGTAAACGTAGCGCGAGACACCGAAGATCCGGTGTATGAAGCGGTTACAGCAGACCTATTGCGCGTTCGATACAAAATTGAGATCAACGCAGGGTCAATGCAGCCACTGACCGAGCAATTAGAGCGCCAAGATGCGCTACAACTGTTCAACTACACCATTGGCCTACCAGAAATCAACAGGATCGAGGCAATTAAGGGGCTGTTATCCACTTTTAGAGTCCAAGACCCCGAAAAATACCTTGGAAACCAAGAAGACGGCGATACGATCAAGGCCGCAAACCTTGAAAACGTGGCCTACTTGGTCAATGGCGGCGATCCAGGCGTTACACCGAACGAAAATCATCAACTGCACATACAAATTCACGGCCAGATACAGCAGTTGCCGCAGTTTCAGCAGTTGCTGCCGCAGCAACAGCAGCAAGTGTTGCAGGTTGTGCAAAATCACGTTGGTCAACATCAACAATTCTTACAACAGATGGCCCAAGGCCAAGCGCCGTCAGCCCCAGCTGAGTCAGATCGCTCCGAAAGCGAGGGTAGCATCATATCGCTAGTGCGGAGCCAAGCGCAAGAAATTAGCCAACAGCTACAAAACGCACCTGGGCAGGGATAGACTATGGTTTTCCACGACTACGAATGCGAAAAGTGTGAACATCGCCAGATAGATGTGCCGTCAGACACTCATGCCAAGATTTGCCGCACAATACAATGCACAGAGTGTGATGGCACAGCGCGAATGATATTTGTCACAAGCAACCATATCAACAGCCAGCATTCTGGAATGTATGGGAAGTTCCACGCTGGATTTGGGCAGGTTGTAGAGTCATACAGCCATAAACAAGAACTGTTGAAAAAATACAATGTTAGGGAAAGCGCAGATGCAGTGGGCGGTTCTAAATGCCACATTACGAACGATGTGAGCCAACCTGCCAAACGCTCTACGCAACCAGCATACTTTGGAAACACACCACAAGAAGCAATAGCAGCAGCAGAAAAAGCCTTTAACCAGGAGAGTAACTGATGTCCGAAGCGATTCTTGATTTGGACTCCAGTTCAGAGGATGCGTCACCCGATACAGGCCCATCTAACGAGCAGCCAACTAATGAGGTTGAACTGTTTGCAGGTGACACGCCCGAATCGGCACAATCTGATGATGCTGGACACTCTAATGCGGAAACGTCGGATTTTGATCCAGAACGGCACGATTGGCTTCGCAGTGATGTTGATCAAGTGCCAGAGCAGTATCGGGGGCTAGTACCTCTCGCAAAGAATCTACAAGCGCAGTTTACTAAGTCGCAGCAAGACTTGGCTGACCAACGGCGTGAACTACAGGCTCAACAGGGCGAGTGGGCAAACCGTGTGCAGCAGATGGCTGTGCCGCAACAACCGCAGATCGATCCTATACAAGAGATGCGGAACAACCTGTCTGAAGAGGATGCGCGAGGGATTGATGCCGTCGAGCAGATTATCCAGCACAGGGTTGGCACACAGATGCAAGAAATGCAAAACCAAGTCGCGCAGTTACAACAGCAGTTGTCCCAAGCAAACCAATACGTGCAAGGCCAGCAAACAGCGTACATCGATTCGCAGGTGCAAGAGGCGCGTGGTGAGTATGGACAAGACTTAGACAACTATACCGATCAGATCGTAGCCACTGTTCGCATTAACAATCCACAGACAGGGCAACTCTATACGGTCAGAGAGGCGTATGAGTTACACGCTGGTATAACAGCGCAAAAAGCTGCGGAGTTACGGCAAAACGATAGTCAAGCGCGTAACTCAAGCAAACGTGCAGTGCGGTCAACTACAGGCGTAGATGCAAGCGAGGATACTGGCCCGATTTCAGAAAACGAGGTTTTGGCAGGGTTGTCAAAATTGGGATTTGAATAGGACTATAAAAAATGCCAGCAACGAGTAGAACAGACGTATTTGATGCTGCGTTTACTCTCACGATGAGGGCCAAACGCAAGGAACTTACGGATAACTTTTTTCAAGCATACCCCACGCTAGAAATGTTTCGCAGTGGAAATGCTTTAGTCACCGAAAACGGCGGTAAAGAAATCCAGTGTGATCTTCTTTACGGGGGTAACACGGCTCAGTATTTTAGCGGTTATGACGTACTGAACACCGATGCCGTTGATGGTATTACAGCGGCGTTTTATCCGTTCCGCTATGTAGCTGCTCCGATCACGATCAACTACACCGAGGAACAGGAAAACCGCAAGAGCGATGCAGCAATGAAGCTGTTGGAAGCAAAGACTCGTCAGTCTATGCTTTCAATCCGCGACCAAGTAAACGCATCTCTCTATAGCTCACAGACGGGCAAAGCGCCGTTGGGCTTCCAGGATATTATTGCTGATGATCCTACTTCCAGCCCGACTACGTTGGGTGGTATTACGGTAAGCAGCAATTCTTGGTGGCAGAACAAAGCCAACAACGCAACTTCTGACACTTCGTTCAAGACGATTACCGGAACGAATTTTTATCAAGGTATGTTGCGTATGGCATCGCTTTGGAATGACGTTTCCGAAGGGAATGAGCAGCCTACGAACATCTTCACGACGAACGATATTTACGCTGATTTCGAGGAGATATTTGAGGGTACTGGTTACCAGCGTTTGAGCAGCAACGATGCTCCGGGTGTTGATGGTCGTATGCCTTCTTTCCGTGGCATTCCGGTGCAGTATGACCGCGATTGCGCTACGGGCAAAATGTATTTTCTCAACACTAACTATCTCAAGATGCACATGCAAGCTGGGATGAACTTTGCCAAGACTCCGTTCAAGGAGCCAAGCAATCAGATGGCAAAGGTTGCGTTTATCGTAGCAGGGCTTCAAATCACCACAAATAATCGCCGCAGACAGGGCGTTATTTTTAACATCAACGACTAAGAGAGGATAATACAATGGCAATTTTACACGCCTCTCCAACGACTACCTCTGCTACAGATACGCATGGCGTTGGTAATATTTTTGAAAGCCCAGATGGTAAGAGGTACAAATGGGTTAAGATTGCAGATTCTGTTGACGTACTTACAGGATATGTTTTTACCCCTGCTAGCATAGACGGCACTGAAGTTACGCCAGATGTGTCGGGTGGATCATCAAAGGCACTTCGCGCCGTTGGCGTAGCTTTGGGCGCAGTTGATGTATCCGAAACACCTTACGCTTTTATGCAGATTGCTGGCGTAGCTACGGTCTTTACGGACGGCAGTGTTGCAGCGGGTGAGGCTGTTGTAGCTGACAGCGGTGCTGATGGCCGTGCAGATACTATGGCTGACGGTGAAGAAGAGCAGGTTTTTGGATTTGCTTTAGCTGATGATTCTGGTTCGCCAACTACGGCTCCAGTTTATCTGTTGGGTAATTTCTAACATTGGTGGAGGGTGGGGTTGGCAGGTCGCAAGGTTGCCTCCTTAAGCCTGTCACCTCACCCACTATCTAAAATTTAAAGAGAGATAACAATGGCAAAACGTATGCAGCAGCATACCCTGTCAGATGAAGTAGCAGAAGCGGCAAAAGCGACTACACCTGCTCCTGTAAAAGAGGAAGCGGCCAGCGTTACGCCAGATCAAATTGCCCAGTTAATTTTAAAGGGCAGCGACGAAACGAAAGATGCAATTCGCAAGGCGCTGGATTTGGACAAAACGCACACCCGTCAGCGCCGATCCAAAGTCACCAATAGCCAAGTGCGAAATCACGTTAGGGCTGTTGGTGAGGTGACTCATTTGCCAGGTTTCATACCTGCGCCCCCGGCGCGTATATCAGATCGCGGCCCCGAAGCCGTCCGTATCTGGACAGATCGTTGGTTGGAAAACAACGGCGATAACTTGTCCGAATACGATTTGGATCAGATAGCCCAGGGCGCTGAAATGTAGACAGTGACTGAAAGTTTAGGTCAAGTAAACGCCGCTGCATTTTTCGGTGATGCTGCGCTCTTCGGAGTGCTACAGGCTGATACCGTTACGTTTGGCGCATCGTTTACTGTCCCATCGCTGACAACAACAGAGCGAGATGCGCTGACGGCAGCAAACGGGATGTTGATCTACAACAGCACACTGAACAAATTTCAAGGGTATGAAAACGGTGCGTGGGTCGATATGAGGGCCGCCGTACTGGGATGACAAACATTGAGATTTTGCAGGTAGCGTTACGGCGCGTGGGGCTAAACACAAATAGCTCAACGTTTAAAAATAGTGCGCGTGACTATCTAAATCTTGTCGGCAAAGATATACAAAGCCGTGAGCAGTGGAACTGGCTATTTAAGTCGGCTACGTTCAACACGGTTGCAGACACGCGAACGTACTCGCTAGAAACGGATGTGCTGACTCCGTTATCGTTTCGGAACATAACAGAAAACCATGTCATAATTGTCCAAAGCACCCAAGACATTGATGCTGCTGACCCAGACTCCAGCACAGACGGTGATCCTCGATTTGTTGCCATCAACGGCATAGATACCAACGGTGCTATACAAGTAACATTGTATCCCACGCCAGACGGCGTAGACAGCATTGGGTATCGCTACTACAGACAAATCCCAGATTTTGTCGAAGCAGAAGACAACAACTCCATTAACCAGTATTACCCCCCAGTTATACAGCCAGCACTGATCTACGGCATCTCCTCGCTATTTAAGCAAGAGAAAGGTGATGACCAAGGCGCTGGTGTAGATCGCAATGAGATGGAGCGTGTGCTAGCAATTGCCTCCAGGCAAAACCTCAGTGTGCAGGGCAACCGCAAGTTTCGTATGCGGCGCTCTGACGATACCGCAGTTGATAACTTTTCATTTTATCCAACTGAGGGTTCGTTAAACTGATGCCAATAGCTGCCGAATCCCTTCGTCTTGGCCCTTGGAGAGATGGGGTAAACTACAGTGTTCCAGCCGAGGATCTATCTCCGTCTGGCATCCATGATATGCAAAACTGCACTGTAGGGTTAGCAGGTGAGGTATCTAAGCGCAAAGGGTTTGTAAAATTCAACAGCAGTGCAATGAACAGCGGTGCTACGGTTACAGCATTGGGTCAAGTCACGCTAGCTGGGGCAGAGAAGGTGTTTGCTTTTTGCGGTGACAAATTCTTTGACGTTACAAGTGGGTCTGCCACAGATCGGACAGGCAGCACAACGATCACCGCTGGCAACGATTATACATGGCAATGGGTGTTGGCAGGTGACACATTAGTCGCAGTAAACGGTCAAGACACCGATGCGATAAAATGGACGGGTGGTAGCAATAACGCAGCTACGTTAGATGATGATTCGCGGTTTAGCAAACCCAAACATGTGGCATTTTGGGAAAACCGCCTGTGGGTCGCAAACACCAACACCGTGCCAGATCGAGTATGGCGATCAGATCCCGGTGATATAGAAACATGGGGTGCGTTAAACTTTCATTCGTTTGGGTATGACGTAACTGGGCTTTCTCCTTTTCAATCTACGTTGTCAGTGCATACTGAGCAGGGTATACACACCCTCACGCCTACGGGCAACTCTACGATACCATTCAGCCAGCAGCAACGCACACAGCGCGGAACGATTGCAAGCCGAACGATTGTAACTATACCCGGTGAGCGTCAGTTGTTTGTCAGAGAGGACGGCATCTACCAGTGGACAGGTGGCCCTGCTGTTGAGAAGATCAGCTTTGCGTTGGATGATGGGTATTGGCCGAATCTTAACAGTGCGCGATTGCCGTTTTCTTTTGCGCTGTTTTACCCAGCCGAAGAGCAGGTGTGGTTTTTTCTGCCTTTTGGTGCATCACAGACGCAAATGAACAGCGTGGTTATATACAGCAACCGCCTCAACTGCTGGTTTGGCCCTTACAACGGGTTTACGCGCAACGCTGCGGCCATGATCGACGAGTTACCCCATGCTGGTGATTTTGCAGGTCACATACAGAAACATGAAACAGGTGACAACGATGACGGTGCGGCTATCCAAGCATTTTTTGAGACTGCTAACTTGGCTCCTTTGGGCGATGCTGTTCAGTGTCGTTGGCTCTACAACCGCACATTGTTTGATAACACAGGCGATTTCGATCTGAGCATAACCCAGACTTCTGCGTCGATAGTCAGTAACGTCGAAACGATACAGATGGGCGATCTGGGCGCTACGTTGAACACTACGTTTACGCTGGATGCAAGCGTTCTACAAAGCGATGTAACTGCACTGACTACGGACAGTGATCTGTTTGGATACGATCCGCGCACTAAGCTGCGGTTCAGCAATTTTAATGACGACGAGACGTTTACCATTAGGCGCACCAATTTGCAATACAAGCCGATTGGTTTAACGCGCAAACGCACAACGGGAATAGAGTAATGGCTGTAAGTTCATTTGCTGGTGGGTCACAAAGACGTAGGTCGCGCACTAATACAAACCCCTACGCACAAGCAGCGGCGCAACAGAACAGGCAAAGGTTTACACGCTCAAATGCGCGGAAAACGTATTCAAACCCTTATGCACAGGCCGCGGCACAGCAACAACCTGCTGTAGACCCGTTGACTAATATGTTGAGTCAGCAGCAGCAGATGATGATGGCGCAAAGCGGTGGCTCAATGGGCGCACAGCCTTCTATGGCAGACGCTCAAGGCGGCGGTGGAGTTAGCGCACCTGTAAACCAGCAACCGTCGATGGCAGCCGCTCAAGGAACAGGGGCTTCACAATCTGCAAATATGCCACCTCCGCCACCGCCCCCTGCACCCCCAACGCCACAACCGACTATGGCGCAGATGCAAGGAACTGGTGCGCCCCCAGCGCCGCAACCCACGATGGCAGAAATGCAGGGTGGTGGGTCTGGGCAAGGGGCTTCTTATGTAGATAGCCCAGAGCAAGAAATGCAAGTGATGTCAATGTTAAACGCTGACCCCAATAATCTTCAATATATATTAAGGAATCAAGCAGTCAGTCCCAGAATTAAAGCCTTAGCACAACAAAGAGCGCAGCAAGGAGGTGGTGCAGTAGCGCCAGCATTGTCACCACAGGAACAAATGGCTCTTTCGCAGGGAGGTGGCGCAGTTTCTCCACAGCCCTCAATGGCTGATGCACAGACAAACCGTCAACCGCCGATGTCATACGCTGAAACCGTAAAGTCCATGGAGGAGATGGCGGCAAAACAGGGCGGTGGTGCAGCTTCTCCTCAACCTTCAATGGCAGACGCTCAAGGCACAGGTCAAGAACCTGCACTGTCTCCACAAGAGCAAATGGCGATGGCGCAGCAGGGCATAATAGACCCAATAACGCAAGCCTTGTCGGGCGCAACCTCAAACCAACAGGCGATGTTTGACGCGCAGAATCAACAGCTTGGAAATATTAGCAATACGTTGTCGGGAGTTACAGACGCTCAACAAGCTATGTTCGACGCGCAGAACCAACGGTTTGCTGATGCCATATCGGGCAGCACTGCCTCACAGCAAGCAATGTTTGACGCGCAAAATAGAGGTTTTACTGATGCCATATCGGGAGCTACAGATGCACAACGTCAAATGTTTGATCAGCAAAACCAGCAGTTAAGTGGCATAAGTGAAATTTTGAATCAGCAAATAGCAATGCAGCAAGCGCAGCAATCTCAAGCTGACCAGCGCCGACAAGCACAGTTGGATATGCAAGAGGCGCAACGAGCGAACAGACAGCAACAAGCTCAGTTAGCCATGCAAGAAGCACAGCAGTTTAACAGCAGGTTGGGCGATGCGCTTCGCGGTGGGACGGGCGCTCAAAATGAAATGGCACTTAGGCAAGGCGGTGGAACACCACCTCCAGCCTATACGAACCCGTATGAACAAGCCGCACTGCTACAACGTGGGACTCCTACGATGTCTCCTGGTGAAGAGATGGCCGCACGGCAAGGTGGCGGCATGAGTCCGCAAGAAGAAATGGCGGCTCGACAGGGCGCAGGGCTACCCGATTTGTCTGGTTATAGAAGTCCGTATGAAGAAGCAGCGTTGGCGCAGGGCGGTGATGTAACTGCTACCCCAACACCAACGGGAGCAACGGATGCACAGGCTGAAATGCTTGCCCGACAGGGTGGTGGGTTACAAACATTTGCATCTACTGGCGGCACTGAAGAGCAGTTGGCGATGCAAGAAATGCAACAGCGCCCCTTATCGGGAGATCCAGCACTTGAAAGTCAGTTACGCGCACAGTTAGAGATGGCTGCAAGGCAGGGCGATGACGGTTTGAGAACATTTGCTGCCCGTGGATCGCGCTTCAATAGAGGCGCAGAGCAACTACGCAGACAGGCAGGGCGAAGGCTGTCTGGAACATTACAAGATCGCTTAGAGCAAGCGTACATGGGGCGCATTGATGCAGCTGATGACCCAATTCTTGCATCGCAAATAGCTGACCAACAGTTACGTCAGCAAGAGGCACAGCAGGGCTTAGTCGAGCAGTTATCGCGTTACGGCGTATTACGGGGCGGTGGAGATACAGCCGCTGCACTAACGCGCATGGCAGAAGGTAACGAGCGTAACCGATTAGCATTAGAAGCAGCCGCTGCCCAACGCAGACAAGGTGATCTACGAGATGCGTTGGCGTTTGACCAAGCACGTTCATCTATGGACATAGCGCAGCGCGGTCAGTCGTTAGAAGAGCGTCTTGCAGCAGATCGACTTTTAGATACCGCACTGGCCCGTGACGTAACTCGCGCTGGACAGACAGGCAGGTTCCAGGGAATGGATACGCTGGCTGCACAAGAGCAAGATCAGCGCATGAGGTTGGCAATGGCTGATGCTACTGGCTTGTTAGATACTGGAGCAGCAAACCAAGCTCCTATTGAAACGCTTGCTGGCGCTCGTCAACGCAGAGAGTTAGACCTTG